GCGCGAGCCCTTCGTCGCGTTCGGTGAGGCGCCCAGTACCTATTACCACGTAGGCCGCCGGGCATGGAGCGCATATTCTAATTATCAGCACGCCAGCCTTTGCCAGACCGCCATAACGCGCGAGGCGTTTCCTATCATGATCGGCGCCTGCTCCGTGGGGCCGCTTTACCCTGACCTGGAGCTTTGGAATCGGGTGGGCTCCCGCGGCCTGCTCCACCAATTTTCGCGGCTCCTTTGCCTGGGAATCAAGGGCATGCCCGGACGCGCAGGAGCTGGCGGCGGGCACGATGCATCTCACGCCAACGCCGACCCGGATGGGGACAAACTTCGCGCCCTTATCGGCGCTGACGCCGAGGCTTACTTATGAACGTGTTCTTTTGCCTCTCGCTCGATTCTCCCCGGGCTAAGATGTTTGCCCAGATGTGCCTCGTTGCCGCGTATACAGCCATCAAAAACGGCTTGCAGGTTTGGGTGCTCCTTGAAGATGACGACTGGCGCCTTTCGGAAATGCTCGGTTATATGGGCGCCCGCGTCCGGTTTCGGCAAAACCCGCTCAAGGCGGATATTGTCAAAGCCCACGGCGCACACCCCCGGCTAGGGAGCGGGACGTATTTAAGGTTTGACCTGCCGCATGTCGCAGATCAGCTAGGAATAGGCGGGCGTATCCTTTATGCCGATGTTGATACTATGTTTTTTTCAAACCTCGCGGGCCTAAAAGATGTCCCGCTCGATAACTTCGCCTTTGCCTTTGAGCGGCCGGAGCCCGGCGCGCAACTGCACAACATCAACGCCGGCGTCATCCTGATGGATGTAGAGGCATGCTGCCGCTTTCGCGTCAAGCTTCTCGAGTTCGCGCGCGAAAACATGCACAAATATCCTCATGACCAGGAGTTGTTAAAGGGTTTTATCAGGGATCGGGTGCGATGGAGCGATCTTCCCGAGCAATTTAATCATATGGCATGGCTTCCCGGGCAGGGCGAAATTCTTCACTTTCACGCACTAAAACCGCAAGAAGCCAACACCGACGCCTGGCCGGACCTTGCCCACTACCGCACGCAGGCTTACCTCAATAACTCGCGCCTTTGGTGGGAAACATTTAACGGACTAAAAGAAGAACCTTGGTATGGAGCTTTCAAAAGCGGGAATAATATTTGAAACCGGCCGCGGCGCCCTTTGCCGCCTGATTGAGTCGCTATCGAGAAGGGGGCGCATGGTCGAGGTCGGATCAGCCGCCGGAATCTCAACAGAGATTTTCGCCGCCCACTTTGATGAAGTTATCTCAATCGATCCATACCTTGCCGGCTACGACGACTCCGACACCCACAGCGCGCCCGCTCACATACAGGCCGCATCTGACCTTTGGAATGAACGCATGCGCAGCCTGCCGCACGTAAAACAAATCAGAGAAAAGAGCCCGGACGCTGCCCGGCACTTCGCCGATGAATCCCTTGATTTTGTTTACATTGACGCCTGCCACCTCTATGCGGCCGTCCAGGCCGACATTGACGCCTGGCTGCCTAAGATTAAACCGGGCGGCGCAATCGGAGGACACGACTTTTCCCCGAAATATCCCGGCGTACAGCGCGCCGTATGGGAAACCTTCAAAGAGCCCCGCACGTTTTCGGGCACACATTGGATTGTCCGGTTGTGAGTATAATTGACCTTAAAGGAGAACGCCTATGAGATACCTTATAGCTCTTTTTATTTGCGGCGCCGCCGCTTGTGGCGGGGATATGTCGGTCGGCGTCGATGTCGATAACGAAAACCAGCAAAGCCAGAACGGATCTGGTGCTTCCTCTGGTTCTTCAGCCGAGGCATGTGAGGCGTGCCTTGGAAACACGGCAGATGACATGAGCGACAGGGAGTGTCTCGAAGGTTACGGTCTAACCCCGGAAGACTGCTGACGTGCCAAAAAGGTTAATTGAATTTAATGGGGTGCTCTTTCAAGCGATTGAAGGGGCGCCCTATTTATATGATTACTACTACATTTTCGATCAGATAAACGACGGCAAAGTAAACGCTACCGAGCATTACCGCACCCTTTGCGCGGAAGATCTTTTTTTCCTTACGTTCTTTGTGCTCAAGATTCCCTGCGCAAATCACCCCTTTTGGATACAGGCATGCCGCGACGTAAACGAAGGGCCAAAGGATCGCACCCTTGACCTTTGGGGCCGAGAACACGGCAAAAGCACCATCATCACTATCGGGGAAACAATCCAAAAATGCCTCAAATCTGACGGCGCGTGCGAGGAGCGGTGCTGCATATTGTCTTACAATAAAACCACCGCCGAGGCGTTTCTTCGCTCAATCAAAAGCGTATTTGAGCAGAGCTCTTTTCTTAAGGCGGTTTATCCAGACATCCTTTACCAAAAGCCGGAAAGCGAATCCCCACAGTGGAGCGTAGAAACAGGAATCGTTCTCAAGCGAAAAGGCTTTTATAAAGAGGCTACTGTTGAAGCCTGGGGCCTGGTTGATGGGCAGCCGACCGGCCGCCACTATACTCATAGAGTCTACGACGACATCGTTACCCCGGACCTTATCAGGACACCCGAAAGGCTCCAGACCGTAAGCAACGCCTTTGACATCAGCCAAAACCTCGGCGCAGAAGGCGGCACCTGCCGCGTCGTCGGCACCACCTACCACTACGATGACACCCTATGCTACCTAAAAAGCCAAAAAGACCCCATCGCCGGCGGGGCAGTCTGGTACGTGCGCGAAAAGCCATCCGTCGAGCCGCGATCCTTTTCGGGAAAGCCCGTGTTTTTGTCAGAGGCGCGCATTAACCTGTTTAAAATGAACAGGTTAAACTTTGCATCGCAGCACCTCTTAGACCCGCAGCCGGCCGAGCTCCAAAAGCTAAACCCGAACATGCTCATAGAGATGGATCAAACCCTTTTCCCGCCGCGGCTCTACCAGTTTCTCATCATCGACCCCGCCGGCCGCAAGCCTGGAAAAGACTCCTGGGCAATCGGGCTCCTTGGCGTCCACCCCTTTAAAGACGACATTGGCGCGTCCGACGTCTATATTAAAGAACTCATTGTCGAGCCCATGGACTATCAGCGCGCCATGAACCTGATTGTTCAGATGTATATTCGCGCCGGCCGCGTGGCAAAGGTCGCAATCGAAAACCCGGCCAACGCCTCTTGGGACATTCACCTTATTAACGCACTGAAAGCCAAGGGGAAATTTGTTAGTGTAGAGGCAGGGACGTTGGTGCTCTTAACTCACGGCGGCCGCAGCAAAGACTTCCGCATAGAAAGTTCCTTGGTGTGGCCGCTAAATAACGGGAAGATCCATATCTCCACTTCGGTGCCGGCGGCAACGCGCGAGAAACTAAAAGAGGAGATGCAGAGATTTCCCTACTGGCACGACGACGGGATTGATATGTGCGCCTATTTGTACGATCTAATTAAGGACTATCGTTTTCCATCGGTAGAGGCCGCGGGCCGCCGCATTCCGGATCGGTGGGACAGGGCAAGGGAGCGGCAGAGGCGCGCGCAGCGCGAGAACATTTCCGATAAATGGCTTTACGCATGAAGCGCCTTCAGGTTGCATCAAAATCAGGAAAGGGCCGCGGGCATTACCACATCGTTTACCTTAACGATGAAACCGGTACGCACTACATTTCCGAAGCCGCAAACCATATTCACGAAATACAGTTTCAGGCGGGCACCCCGGCGCAGCCGGCCCAGACCGATCCGCAATCGGGCCAGGAGATTCAGCCCGCAATTCCCGCAACCGATCCCGTCTGGGCAATCCTTCCCGGCGAAGACGGTCATATGCATGACCTGGAGGATTACCGCATCGTTCAGCCAAAAACCAAAGAGGACGAGGCGCAAACACTCGGGGATTGCCTTGCGCTCTACGCCGAATCCATCGAAATTGAACAGGACAGCCTAGATAAAGCCGAAAAGGCCGAGCAGATCTACCAGGGCAACCATTGGGACGATAGCGAAAAGCGGCGCCTAAACGCCGAAGGGCGCGCGGCGCTTACGCTTAACAAAACTCAAAAGCATGTAAACGAGCTCTCCGGCGTGCAGCGCCAAGAAAGACGGGACATTGCTTATGCGCCAACCGAAGCCGGCGATCAGAGGCTTGCGGACCTTTATTCCATTCTAGCCAAAGTGACTCTCAATAACTGCAACTATGGATTTCAAGAAGCAGAAATGTTTCTTGACACTATCATAGGGGGCCGCGGCGGGCTTAACCTCCGCGCCGAATATGACGAAAGCCTGTCTCCGCAAATTATTATCGAACGATACGCCAAGGAGAGGTTCCACTTCGGCCCGCATGAGGAATTGGACGCATCCGATGCTGAGTACCTAATCAAGGAACAATGGGTAAGCCGCGCCAAACTTGAACGCGATTGGCCGGACCGCGCCGATGATATAACCGAGGACTTTGACTACTATTCCTCAAGCCGGGAAACGGTTGTTCCCGCTTCCGGCGCCGAACGCTACCTAAACGCAGATGGGCATTCTTCGCAAATCGTCCAAGGCAAAACGATGGTGGACGTTGCCAAGAAGAGTTACCGCGTGCTGGAAGTGCAGCGGAAAATTTACACCAAGATTCCGATTATCGTAAACCAAGCCGAGGGCTTCGTTATCAATCTTTTTGGCTGGAAAGAGGCGGATATTCGCGCCGTCAAATCTTTGGACCAATCGTTTTATGTTATCAAAAAGCCAAGCACCAGAATCCGCATAACGAAGATCGCGGGCTCCCTTGTGCTCTCCGATCAAAACCCCGCCAATCTTCCTTTCAACGAGTTTAGCCTGGTGCCGGTTTATGCCACCAAGCGAGGGCCCAATTTCTTCGGCGTAGTGGAAGCCGCCAAAGATCCGCAGCTTTTCATGAATAAGTTATTCTCGCTCGTTATCGACATCGGAAACAAAAACGCAACGTACGGGTGGGGCTACGATGCGGAAACATTTGCCTCTCCGGAAGAAGAAACCAACTTCCGAAACAACGCCAATTCTCCGGGATTCACCACCAAATTGACCAACGTCGATCGGCCGCCGCATAAGTTCGAGGGCACCAGATTTCCGAGCGAGATTGTGCAAATCATGGAAATTGCCGACAGCTTCCTTGCGCAAATGCTCAATATCTCAGTGGAATCCGGCGGCGCAAACGAAAGCTATTCCAAGCTCATGCACCTGCAAAAGATGCGGCTGACCGGGAATGAATTTCTATTTGACCACCTTTCCCTTTCAAAGAAGCGACTCGGCCGACTGCTCCCTGCGGTGTTTAAGCGATACTTGCAGCCGGCTGATGTGTGGCGGATTGTGGTTTCTCAGAACGCCAGAGATCCGGTAATGCTTGGCGGGCAGCAGCTCGATGAGTTCACTCAGGACGACGTTATGCTGCTTTACCAAGACGGCGACCCGACCAAGCTTGACGTTGAAGTGGTAGAGGCCGCGTTCTCTCCGACCGTTAGAATGGCAACGTTCATGATGCTGATGGAAATGCAAAAGAACGGCATGCCGGTCCCGCCCGACCTTCTCCTGCAAGCCGCCGACATTCCCGATACAATTAAGAAAAAGTGGGAAACCGCAATGGAGCAGCAGGCCGAGGCTCAGGCGCAGGCCGCAAAATCGACCGAAAATATGGAAATTAGAAAAACGCTCATCGCCAAAAACATTATCCCCCCGGGCGTGCTCGAGGAGCAGGGGATACAACAACCACAGTTTCAGGGTGCCGGGTCCGCTCCACAGGAGCAACTCGCTGAATAGGAGAACATTCGCATGGCAGCAAACGAAGCAGACGTAACGGCCCCGGCGCCGGCAGAACCGGAAATGGTGGAAATTCCAGACGCCTCCAACGAGGATCTGGACGCCTTTATCGCGGGCGAAACTCGCCTCCCGGAAGACAATTCCGGGGAGCAAGAGAGCGGCGCCCCTCCGGTCAACGCGGAGCCAAAGCCCGAAACGCCAGCTACGTCCGGCGAGTCCCCGTCTCAGCCCCGGCGCCAACTGACGCCGGATGAGATTAAGGCTCGCGCTGCTGCCTCCATTAAACGAGTTGAAGGGCAGGAGATCATCGTTCAGCGCGCCCTTTCAAAATTGGGAGAGTTCAAGAAGGAAATCACCGCCGAGATCAACGAGATACTTCAAGGGACCACGGAGGACGCCTATCTGCAAGATCCCCGCGGCGCAATGCGCAAGGAGCTCGACCTGCGAGAAAAGCAGGGAGAACTCAGAGCCGTTGAGGCCGAGGAGGAGCGCGTGCAGAAAACCGCAGAAGCGCAGCGAATAGTCGCAAAGCATATCAAACCGGAAGAGATGTTTCTGGAAGATATGGCCCTTGCGCTCCATGAGGATGGCGTACCGCTGGATCAGGCCAGGGCCTTTGTGGGCGATCCAATCGCGCATGGGGCCGATGGCAAGTTTATCGTTCAGGTCCAGCGGCGGGCCAGGGCCGAACGGGCGCTCAGAATGCTGGTGGCTTATACCAAGCAGCTCCAAGCGGAGCATGCGGACTTAAAAGCCAAGGCAAACGGGGCGACCGGAGAAGTGCTCAGAAAAATCGAACAGGCAACCAACGAGCCGCCGCGGTTAAACGGCAAAGGATCGGCGGTTGCCAAATCGACGGGCAAGATTACCGAGGCGCACATTCCCAATTTGAGCGACGCGGAGCTAGATGAACTCCTGCGTTAGCGGGAGCTTTTAAATGGCAACAAAAAGCATTGCGACCAATGACGCCTTAACCAAGAAGGCATGGGAAGAGCGCCTGTTCAGGGACACCAAGTTCGAAACCTTTTTCGATAAGTGGACCAGTACGGGCACCGAAAGCATTGTTCAGTCCAAGCAAAACCTGAAGAAAGAAGGCGGCGACGTGCTGACCTTCGGAATCAGAATGCGCGGAACGGGCGATGGAGTTATGGACGATCAGCAGCTCGAAGGAAACGAAGAGAAGCTGGCGACCTACGATTGTTCCGTTACTCTGCATGAGTACCGGCACGCATTTCGCACCAAAAGGGGCATCGACGAGCAGCGGGCTTCCTTCTCCGTAACCGAAGAAAGCAGAGATGCGATCAAGGATTGGGGAGTTGAGAAGCGCGACAAGCTGCACTTTGCGGCCCTTCAGGCTGCGCGCACCAAGGTGTTCTATAAGACGTCGGCCGGGGTGTTGTTTAACACGCCAGCGACCGCCAAGACGGCGCTGACCACGGCAAACGGCAAGCTGACCCTCGCCGCGCTGTCTTTGATGCGTACGTGGCT